GAGTCTACACCACCAGCTGCTGCTGCTAGTTCACCTTCAATCATTGCCATTTCCAAGTTATCTTCAAATCTTTGTCTTGTGTCGCCTTCAGCTTTTAGGTACCATAAGTAACCAGTTTGTCCTTGCTCTCCTGTTACTTCAACCCAACCAATTTGAGAAGCGTCAGATCCTGAAACTTCATATTTATCTTTAATGATAATTGGCTTGTTAGTTAAAGAAGCAAAAGAAGGTTGAACTGAATTAGTCATACCTGCTGTTCCTTTTTTGAATTCAGAACCATACACGAATAAGTCACAAGTTGCTGTACCATCGTCATCTGTTGTTACGAAACCAGACACGGCTCCTACTGTAGCACCTCCTGAATAAGGAATTGCTGTTAGAGTCGTGTTGTCCGCTGCTATTGCAGAAACATACGCTTTAATTACTGTAGGAGAAGTTTGGTTATCGCTAAGTACGATAGTTTGTCCAACTCTTACTGCGTGAGTTCCTGAAGATGCAATTGTAATTACACCGGTGTTAGCTACTGCTGCACCTTTGTAGTGTAAGTGTAGTCTACCTTGCTCAGACCAAACTACTTGGTCAGAAGTCATAGGCATTTCAGCGCTTACCATTCTTAAGAAAGAAGCTATAGATCTGTTTCCAAATACTTCTACTTCTTGCTCATATAAGTCTGGTAAATACTGTTGAGACCAATCGTTTGAACCACCTGTAAAAGATAGGTAGTTAGACGATAATGTCTGTTTAGCTGGTGCTGGCGTTGAGTTCAACGAGCTTCCAGCTGATGGAGTTATTGCTGCCATTTTATATTTTAATTTTAATTAATGATTATTTTTTTAATTTAATTCGTAGCTTACTGCTATCATCGCCTGATATTGCTCGTACTTTTATTCCTCCTGATTCAACAACCCCTGAACTAGTTTGTCGCGGATCCATATTTATATTTTTAGATTCTGATGCGATTTCCTTAACAGCTTCTGTTTTGCCAAGTTGATAAAAATGATTTGCAATATTATCAGCGTTTTTAGCGGCAAATAATGCTTTATGATAACCATATCCATCTTTTAGAGTTCTGTTTTCGTCTAGGTAACTACCAATAACGTTCATAACATCCATTTGGGTATTTTTAACATTGTCAACATCTTTCAATTTATATTTAAATGTTTTATTATCAATATTGAAATCAAAACCTTTGAATTCTTGATTGAAAACTTCATTTGTTTTTAGTTTAAATTGATTTGTCGCTTTTTCTTGTTGGTGAGCAATTTCTTGTTGCTCAGTATTGTATCTATTAAAAAAGTTTACAGCTTTTTGTTGATCAGTACTTAAACTGCCTGTGTTTTTAACTTCTTTATAGTATTGACTTTTTTGTCCTTCTAAATATTGTTTTGCTTTAGCTATTTCTTCCTTATAAGCTAATTCTTTTCTTTTAATATCTATTGGGTCATCTATTTCTTTGTCAAATGAATAATTATCGTCTATTAAAAAATTAACTTCATCTGATGTTAAATGAGGTTTTGTGGTAGCATAATATTCTTTTATTAAATCTTTATTATCTAACCTCTCATAATTTTTATTTAGCCTTATATAGTCTTCCATAGAACCTCCTGTTTCATTCATAAAATTAACAAGTTCTAAAACTCCTTCAGGTACATTTACTTCAGGTTGTTCTACAGTATTTGCTTCTTGAACAATTGGTTCTTCTTTAATCGGTTCTTTTTTTGTTTGTTCCGATTCTTCAACCTGTTCAATTATCGCTTCTTCTTTTTCTTGACTTTCTGCGGCAGGCTCTTCAGGCTGCGTTTCGTTTTTTTCTTGAACTTCTTCGCTAGCGCCGGATTCGTCGCGTACAAGAACCTCATCTGTGCTTTGCTCTTGAATGGCATCTTTTTCTTCTTTAGGTTTTCTTAAATCTACTTTAGTAACCGTTTCGGTTCCAGTATCAAGTCCCATTTTTTTAAGAACTTTGGTTTCTTTTTCAGCTGTAGACGGATTTTCGTCTTCTACAACCTTTGCTTTTATTTCTTCTGACATAATATAATATAATTGTTTTTATTCTTTTTATAAAGGTAAGAATAATTAACCTTATGCTCCTTGATATGCAACTATAGTTCCAGAGTTTACATCAATTTCAGTCCAACGACCATAAATTGTTACTCCTTTTGGAAAGGTTACGCTATCTACTACAAGACCCGCTGCTCCAGCTCCTATGCCTTCAGTATTAACATAAGTTGTTGCGCTTTCTGCAACTAATCCACTTGCGCTATCAAAAACTGTATCAGATAACATTGTTATTGCTACCCATACATTTCCAGAAGTTGGTGTAATTGCTGCTGAACTTGCTGTTGTATATGCTGAACCGTTTATACTACCGGTCCAATCGTTTTTTACTACTTTTCCCATTTTTATTTATTTAATTATTACCTTGGTTCAAATTGTTCTAAACCAAATCCTCCTAAAGTATCAAACCCGCTTGATTCAAAGTTTTTTGGCGGCGTATTATTTTTTCTTTGTTCTATTAACTCAGACTGTTGTGAAGCTTGAATTTTTGTTCTTTCATCTTTTCTATCTTCACGAAACTTATCTTTATCATTAATCACTCGTAAATCCATTTCTTTAAGCTTTACATTTAACTGGAACTCGTGTAACATAAGCTCTTTTTTAATTGCAGCTTCTCTTTCTAGCTTTTGAATATCAAATTGCGTTTGGGCTTGACCCATTTTTACTTTATTTTCTGTAAGTATTGTATTCTTTTGAATGTCAACAGCAGCGGCTGATTCCGCAGCTTTAGCGTTAGACTCAGATTGAAGTTGTATATTTCTAGCACTGATAGCTTGATCTTGTTCTAATTTTTTTCTTCTTTTTAATTTTAAACATTGGTTAGCTAGTTTTAAATTTTTAATTTCTCTAACGTCTATTGCATCTTCTAAATTAATTTGATCTTTTGCTAATGCTGCTTGTATATTATTTTCTAATAATTGTTTTTCTTCTTCATCGGGGCTTAATTCTAAAAATATACCAAAATCATGTAAATGTAACGTGTTTACTTCTTGTAAATTTGCAACGTTAAATCTTCCTAAAGAGTTTACAAAGGAATTTTTAGTATTAGCAAATTCTAATACATCTGAAACTCTTAAACTTACTGCCTCTGCAGTTTTTAACGTTAAATACAACCCTGCTTGTAATACGTGACGAGTAGCTGTGTTAGAATTAGCAGCTGCTATTTTTTGCAATCCTACTAAAGCATTTTTATCAGGAGTTGATCCATCTCTTGCTTCATTTAATCCTGTAACGTCTCGCATGTTTTGTAAATAATAATTATAAGCGGTGATTAAAGAAGAAATTTTTCCTCCTCCGCTTCCACTTTGTAATTCTTGAATTGGAACTCTACCGTTATTAAATTCACCATCTTGAGTCATTGATCTACCTATAACTGAACCTGTTTGAAAAAACATATTTAATGCTTCTTGAGGATTATAATTTGTACCGTTTCCTAAATCAACTTCTGCTATTCCATCTGCATCTAAAAATACTCCATCTGGTACCATTCTTGATAATACTTGTTGTAACTTTAAATGAGTTAATTGAATCATGTCTGCAAATGTTGTCATTCTACTAACTAATGATTCTAATCTTCCTTTATACATTCTAGGAGCAACAATATTATAAGACATTTCAACTTTTGTAGTGTCTGATTTAGGTCTAGTCATGTTTTCAGCTAACTTCCAAGAAAGTACATTTTCGCTTCCAATTATTTTTGCTCCTGAATACAACACTTCAATAGCTCTGTCAACTTTTTCAAATCTTGATCTTTGATCTGCGGGAGGATTAAAATTATCATCTTTTTTAATTGCTTTTTTTCCTCCCGACGTGGTTTCTTTAATTTTATATGTTTGACTTCTGTAAGTTTTATATTCAAAATATAAAATATACACATATCCATCGTCATCTCCGTCTAACGCTCCATATGATTTATTATATAGTAAAGCACCAGAGCCTAGTCCATTGTCTTCAATATTTTTAATTTCTTCATCTGTAATTTCAGGAAATTGTTTTTTAAGCTCAACAATACTTATTTTTTTTATTTCACCAACATAATATAAATCATCAAAATAAGGTGATTCCGTAAAAGAATATACAATATCTGCGGGATCAACATAATTAATAGTTATACCTTCTGCTTTATTAAATCCATTTTTAGCACAAGCCATACCTATTACAGTAATATCATAGTCTAAACGTTTTTTTGTAAGCTCATATTTATTTTTATCAAATACATTTGTTAAAGCTTCTTCTTGCGCAATTTCAATACCTTGTTTATAATCCATTTGCATATGAACACCTAACTCTTGTGCATCCATTGGTAAAGTTTGGGGGTCGGTTTTAAAAGTATTTATATTTAATGTTTGTTGAATATTTTCAATAAACTCTTTTGCTTGCATATCACGAACTATATCTTCCATATATTCTGTTCGTTTTTGAACAGATTTAGGATCTTGTGAATATGCTTTTATGTCGTACATTCTTTCTGCAATACCATTTACTACTATATCTACAAACTTTGGAATAATTGGTACTGGCTTCCAATCTAAATTTAAATAAGATAAATCTCCATTAATTGATAATTCATCTTTATACTTTTGTATTGATTGCTCTCCTCTTGCGTATAATCTTAATCTATGAAAATTTTCACGATTAGACTGATACCTTGAAGTACCAGAATCTTTTTTAAACCATTCCGATTCGATAGCTCTTCCAATTTTCTTACCATACTCTATGCTAGCTTTTTCTGTGTCAGATACTGACATACTTGGGAATAATCCTGTTGGGTGTGACTTTGCCATTTATTTTAATATTTTTGAAAAATTTCCTTGATTATTGTATTTTTTAAATTCAAATTCTAATTTTTTTGTTGTTTTAACTACAGCAGGAGCATACATATTTTTATTACATGCCATTATTGCAAGCCCTGAACTTATTGCTGCATCAAATTTTGTTCTTTTATTTATATCAAACAAAGCCCAATCATTTAATGTGCGATCAAAATAAAGATCCCCATAGTTGTTATCTTCTTTTAATCCTACGTGTCTATCTATATATGATTCAATAGCTGCTGCATGTGCTTGTCTAATATCTTCAGAAGAGTTTGGAATTCCACCCACTTCTTTTTCTGTAACAGATAATTTATTATAATTTTTATCTGGCCTGTTCATAGAATATCCTCTATAGCCTCTTCTTTTTAAATAATATAAAAGTCTGGGCTTATTGTTTTCTGCAAGTAATGGCATACCATAAAATACTAATGCCATAAGTACATCTTCAAAAAACATTTCTGCCGTTGGAGGTCTTGATACATATTCAAGAAAAAAACTATTAGAAGGGGCTTCGTCTAAACTAAACTTAGTTAATCCGTGTAATGCTCCTTTCGATCCTTGACCATCTGTCGTTCCGGATATATCGTAACTATCACATCCAAAAGCCCCTAAGTGTTCATTTCCAGGAGTTTTTCTACCTCTATTATTAATTACAATGTTTTGCATCTGTACCGGCGGAATCCAAGATACATTAAATCTTCCTTTTAAATCTGGCATAAATATAACTTTACTATCTTTTACACCATTCTCCCATTGAAAGTTTCCTTTTGATACAAACCCAGAGTTTTTTAAATCTCCATTGTAATCTATTTGTTCGTATATCTTTTGTAAATTAAATATACTATTTTTTGTTTCGTCTCTAAACGCATGCTCTTCTGTACGCGGGAATTGACGATAAAATTCGTTTAACGCGTCTTGATCGCTTTTAAGACCGTCTGCTTCGTTTTGCCAGTGCTCAATAACTCCTGTTCCAATTGTTTCTCCATAATTGTCGCAACGGCTAGTATCTCCAGATTCAAAGACAGGCATTCCGCAATCGTCAATAAATCCTTCGTAGTTCCATTCCATAGGTATGAATAAGCTATATAATCCAGAGCTTGTTTGTCCATTCCTGTTTCGTTTTGTAACGTCTGAAGCATGATATAATTTTTTAAAGTTATCACCACCCTTATCTAATGCGTTTGATGTTGATCCCATCATACACTTTCCTATTATCCTGCTACCTAGTCTAAGGGTTGTTTTTGTTACTCTCCAATTATTTAATATATTATCTGGTCTTTCCCATTTACCAGATTCATCGTGAACTAATAATTTTAACTTTTCACCATCATATGAGTTATCACCTGTGTTCTTCCAGTCTATTGTTGTATCGAGCCCTTCGAGTTCTTGGGGCTTGGATTTGGTTGCACTGGTGATGGACTTTCTTGTGAGTTTGGATGCTGGGACACGGTAGGCCAACTCTGTCTTGGGGCGGTCCATTCCGTCTTGTATTGGTTTGAAGAAGAATGGATAGTGCGATGAAATTGGTACGACCTTGTCGGTAAACATCTTCTTTGCATCTGCACCAGTCTTCGATAAGATTCCGAATCTAGAATCTGATGAGATTGTAGCTTGATTAACTGTCTCGCTGCTTGACATGAAGCTAAATCCAGACCGTCTATTCTTAAGGTAGCAAATCCCATAACATCTTGTGTCTGCCTTGCAAGCTTCCCAGAATATGAAGAATAATCTGTTTGCTTCTCGAAAGTCTGGCTTCCCAACATCAATCTTGGACCACTGCAAGTACATATAATGAGTGCCAGTAATATAAGTGCTATTGCCCTTGTTAAGGAACCAATAACCCTCTTCTCTACGAGTAAACTCTTTATCAATGTATACATACCA